TTCTTTTTACCTTTCTTGTCAATACAGAGTCAGTAGATTCTGATGCTGCTCTGGCAGTAAATCCAGCGTTAAAGAATTGTAATGGGAACTTGGAACCTGGTTCTAGCAAGTCTCTTTGTATATGGTCAATGTAGCCCTCAAACTTGCTGTTGCCACTTGACTCGATAACCTTGACATCAAACTCCTTGTCTGTGACTATCTTTGATCCATGTTTCATCTTCTTTAGTGCATCTGCCTGAGTCTTGATGAACTGTTCTCCTGCATCTGCAAAATGGAACATTACTGTAGGATCTGCATGACCTTCAAATATCTTTGGCATGGCATCCTCCATCTTTTTCATCTGAATCAATGGAGAATCAAATACCTCTCCTGTATCTGGATTTGTATATGTTGACAATACTGAATGATGTAATCCTCTGCCAAATGCCTCTCTTGATACGTTGGTTAGTTTGAACTGTGTTACCTCTGTTGGTCTTAATTTAATATCTTGTTCGTTAACGTGTTGTAAGTAATATTTTACATTTCCTTTTTTGTCTCTTACAATGCTTTGTATTGTTGTAACAGGAACTTCTACATATTCTCCGTAAGTAGGATCATGTTCAAAGAACATATTGCCACATCCGAGATAAGAGTATAACGCATCTTCCAGTTGTTCATCCCAATTAATCTCATCAAACCATTCTGTTACCATATCTGCTACGGATTCCTTTTTCGCTGTAACTCTGAGTCCTTTTCCTAGGACCATTTGGATATATGTCTCGTTTGACAGATTTAATCTAGGATCTTGGTTGATTGCGTTGATAGTTTCAACAAAAGGTCGGTCTGGAGCCAGTTCATCTTGCCAATCTGACTGATTTACCTCACTTTTTTGATTAAATGCCTCAATTACCCTGATAGAACCCTCATATTTCTCCTTAATTGGAGTATTTTTGGGTAAAACTGGCATTTTTGAGCCAGAAATGGTCTTATTTACTGTAAAAATGCCTGCCATGTAGTATTTTGTAGTTGTTTTTGTATAAAGTGAAGTAATTAATCGTATTCAAAGTATATTTGATCAGATCCATTTACACCTACACAGGTTAATCTAGTACCTGATACCTCTAATCTTAACCTAACTTGATATGTTCCCTGTACTACAGGACTTAATCCCTGTCCAAACTTTACTAGGAATGTTCCATCAGAGTTTAACGTAAGGTTTTGTTGAGTGGAGAAAATTAGTTCTCCGTTCTGGTCTATAAGTCTAAATGTTCCTGTAAATGCTGAGATGTTTCTTACCGTTGTTAGTGTATTGTCGTCATATACTGTTCCTGACAAATCATATGTTGCAGAGTCAGTAAAGTCTCGCTGAGCCCACACATTTTGGTCCATTTTGAGATATAAAACCATATACTTTATTTATTATAGGCTATTATAGAAAGTATATGCTGGCAGCACATACTCCTGCACCTGAATATCCTATGGTTCGTAACGAACAGTTGGATGAATTGCAAAAAAATCACATTTATGAGATATGTACTTTTCCAGTACACCTGCCTGACGAGGTTTGTATGAATATGTTAAGGGCAAACACTGATCCTAACGTCATATTATATATTGCACTTATGAAAGGCATTACACCTATTATCACAGTAGGAGGTCACAAGGCATTTGTAGCAGACTTTAGCAAGCCAAAGCAAACCAAGAAAGAACGCAAGTTGCCTAGATTTGGCACAAAGGTAAAGGACAAATTGGAAAATACACTAAGGTTGAAACGTTCATCCAACTCCAGCAAGAGTTCCTGATCCCATCTTATAGTAGTATAGTGCAAGCAAAAAAGCATCTCCCAGATCAAACGGATTCTGCTTGGTCTTGTCGGTTCCACCTTTCTTGTTGAACTTGATTGTCATTAGTTGCATCTTGAGTTTCTTAAATGACGGATGAATCTCTACCTTTTCAAAGTCCACGTTGTTTGCTGCATAGTTTAGCATCTTTTCTCCGTACTGATTAAACGCTATGCCCTGAACATTCATGTAATACTTGTCTCTGAGATCCCTTATCCCTTCAGGCCATGCAGAGTCCACGAATATACGCTTTGTCTTGAACTTGTCTGACAGCAGCCTTACCTTGTTGATAATGTCAATGTAACTTGCCCTCTCAAAGGCATCTGCATAGATAACTGATTTCTTTCCCTTTCGTTTTTGCATGATACATATTCCAAACTCAGAGGATCCGAATCCTGGATCTATTCCAATCACTCTGTCATTAGTATCATCATCTACTGTCCACTCGTATTCAGTTCCACAGCATAACTCTATTCCCTCTGGAGAGAATATGTCTCCTACGTTCTTACCCCATACTCCAAGATACTCCCTTTCGTAACTTCTGGCCTGTGAAGCCTTTTTTAGATATTCTGGCGAGAAGATAGATGTTTTAGTTTTCGGATCTGTCTTAAGACCTGCCTCAACATAAAAATGGAATCTTTCATATATTGTCTTTTCTGGACCTTCGTTAGGTTCGAGCATAATGTCGTAAAAAAAGCCTCTCGGTTCCTCTCCTGCTGTAGATACCCATATAACCCAACTATTTGACTTTCCAATATATCTCTCTCCGACTGTTCTAACAATGCTATCATCTCTGAGTTTGAAGAACGCTGCTTCGTCTCCAAAAAAGAGACTAATCTTTGGTTTACCTCTAGCTGAATGGATGTTATTCGAGGGATAACATTTGATTCGGCTTCCGTTAATGTCGACTTCGTATGCTCCATGATCTACATATCCTAAACCTTTCTTCTGTAAAAAGCTTTTCGCTCTGAGTATAAGATCCTGTGCCAGATCAACGTTAGGTCCTGTAATTATGATTGCCTCCTTTCCTGAGAACCACGGATCTACCAATGACTTCCATACTGTCCATAATAATACAAATTCTGTTAATCCCAAACCTGTTGCTTTGTATACGCAGAACCACTTGCAAGGGTTTGTCCTATCTTCTTCCATTTCTTCCATCTGCATCTTGTCAAGTATTTTCTGTTCATAATCGTAGCATGGATGATATATTCCGTCACGTTCTGGTCCACCGTAAGGATGAAATATGTAATGCCAAAAACAGCACTCGTCTGATTCAGACAATGAGTCGTTGCACCAGAATGTCAGAGGTACTGTCGGTGTATCTCTTGTTGCTGCATTTGATATTATCTGTAGCGTGTTTTTATTCGCTAACCCCATTGTCCTCTACCTCTGGCATTGGTCTTGCAGGTCTTAGCTTTGCACGTTCCATCTTTAGTTTCTTGACCTGTAACGGCAAGGCAGAGTCCTGTAACATCTTAAACGAGTCCAGTTTAATCTCATGTCTTGTTCTTGCAAACTTTAGATAAAGTTCCTTGTCCATGTTGTCAAATCCCTTGGCCTTTTCGTCTGCCATTATTTCCTCAAGTGCGATAACATCCTGTTCAAATCCCAACCTTGCCCTGATAAACTCTCCAATGTATGTGTCCATAGCATCCTCAGATATAGAGTTCTCCATCTCCTGCTGTATCTGCTTGATATGGTAGTGTACGCCTGACGGAGTTGTCTTTCCGTACTTGCTCATAAGCTGTGTGTCCTTGTTTATCTGCTCTGCTATCTGGTATGCGTTTCTTCCAAAGAACATCCATTGGCTGCTTATGTAATCATGAAAGTCCTTTGAAAGATCTGGTCCTCTTGTTCTAGTCATACCATACAATATCCTGACTTACATCCGTCTTTTCCTACATCATTGGATGACAAATCTTTTACTGATTTTATATTTTTACCCATTCCTCTCAGTTTAATCTCTGGATATCTGCTGTTATTTTCTTCTAATGCCCTGGTCTTATCATTGTATCTAGGATCTAACAGATCTGCTGTCTGTGCAAACGGACAGAACCAGCATCCTGATTTTGGTACTGGAGGCCATCCTTCATCTTGAACAATTTTTGCACAGTCAGCTACCGTTTTCTTTCCTTCTATGTCTCTGTAGCCATCTACAAAAGGATAAACTGACTTTGCATAAAGTACATTGGATGCGTTCATTCTGGTTGCCTCATCATATGATATTCCTATATAAACATAGCATGGGTCTTTTCTTGTTACTTTAAGTTCTTTTCTTATGAACTTACGGATTGGAGCTATTTTGAATTTAGACGTACAGTCTCTAAATTTAATAGATGGCACAATTCTCTTATCCCAGCAATAGTCATACAATGTCTTGCCATATTTGTTATGTACCCTTACAAATTTAATATTATTGATTCTACAGTATGGAATAATATAGTCATTGATGTAATCATAAGTTTCCTGATGTTCTCCGCCTGTATC